CTTTAAAAGATATATTTGTAATGCTATCAATATACATCTCCAAGTTCATTGAATCTTCAATTGGCGTACCATCAGCTTCTGAAGAAGGAATAGCTGCTAATTGTTTATCTGTTGTAGTCATGATATTATTTAGGATTGAACTGTTACTTTTTTGTTTCACTCATCTTAACTATATGGGATATTATTAAATGTCAATTAAATTATGAAAATATTTTTAACTCTTCTTATATGCAGTGCTACTTCTGGAACTTGTTTACCCCCTTATACTTATGAGAAACCTTACTCTTCCAGTTATAATTGTATGGTTGCTGGATATAATAAGGCACTTGCAAAAACAATACAAATTGGTAGAGACAACATTAATGAACATAAGATCTTTATAAAATTTATATGTAGAGGTGTCTTTAAATTAGAAACATAGTAAGAATGATTTTGAAATTTATATTATTAGGAAGTATGTGCTATAATATAGAAATCAACAATATTTGTAGGGAATTTATTAAAAATCCCCTTTTAAGCGAGTCTCACTGTAGGTCTGCAGCTTATGGTATAGGTATGACCTCAAAGGATAAGATCGAAGAAATAGGGGGCTCTTTGCTCTACTATGAGGTACAATGTATAGCTATTGATAAACAGGGGTACAATGTTGACCATTCCTTTAAAATATCTTATAATATCTTATGAAGGCTTATCGTGTCCAAGCTCGTATGGGAGGAAAGTATTTAGACACTAAACTAAATGCAGCCAACGATGCTGAGGCACTGATAAAGTTTTCTAAACTTGTGGATGAAGGCAGTGTTGAAATAGACCATGATGATTTCACTAGGAATGTTCGAGTTCACATAACTTATGAGGTACTAAGTAATGAGTCCCGAGAAAATAGAGCTGTTGAAAAAACTTCAACACCTTGAACATAGGTGGTCAGCACAATTAATGACCAATGGTTGTTGTACTGTTGATATGCTTAAAATAGAATCTGATATTAAAGCTACTAGAAATGGTCTTAAGTATCAGGATGTACAAGAAAATTTAGCTACGGCAAGCTAGTTTTTATTGTTTTTAGAAAATTAAATTTTTTCCCTAGGCTACCTATCGGTTTTATAAATTCATAATGATTTATTATTTTTAATAGGTTGGGTCGTTTAGTTAATGAATATGGGAATAATAATTTAGCAATTGTCAAAGCTTTTTGATGGCTGCATCTCCATCTCCATTGATCTTTTCTACCATAACCACTATTTTTTTTATAACGAATAGAACCTATGTGATTAATGATTTGATAGAAGTGATGAATGGTTTCTAAATGAGTCATGGAAATTTCCATGCCTACATTCCATTTTAGAGAAGTTTTACCATTTGGTTGTTTACATTTATATTGTGCATAATTAACACTTCCTTCACCATCAAATAAACCTGCACACCATCCAATTAATGCTTTACTTTGCTCCACCCCAACTACCTCCTAATCCATATTCAACAACAGAAGGCACTTTAAATTCTATAGTGCTTTCCATTATCTTTTTAATTTTTTTTGCGTGTTCTTCATCCTTAACATTAAAACAAAGTTCATCATGAATTTGTAATATAGGTAAATGACCGGCATGAGAACAATCTAACATTGCTTGTTTAGTTTGATCTGCAGATGATCCTTGGATCAATCTATTTAATGCTTTGTATGTGTAAGCTCTTTTAATATTATCTCTACCATATTTAGCTACTGCATTATCAAATGTTTCTGCAAGATGAAGACCAAAGTCTTTAGTTTCCCATTTATCAAATCTACATTTTCTACCTTTCTTAGTTCTAATAACTCCTTTTTCATCAGCTGCTATTTTACATCTATCAGATAATTTTTTAACAAAAGGTACTTTATTATTATATTTAATAATTAATTCATCCGCTTCTTCTTTAGATACTCCTAATGAATTAGCTAATTTGTTTTTACCCATTCCATACATTAAACCTAACCCAATAGTTTTAGCCTGTGTTCTTTCAATACCTACCAGATCCGCTATAGTTTGATGAAAGTCTGCACTAGAATTTTGATAAGCTTCTACTAATTCATGGGATCCTGCATAACCATTCTCTCCAATAGAGGAAGCATAATGAACCGTCATTCGTGGTTCTTGTTGTGAATAATCAAAACTACCCCATTTATATCCTTCTTCTGGTATGAATAAACTTCTTATTTTAGGACCAAAATCTTTATTCCTGGCTGGAACTTGCTGGAGGTTTGGATTAGACATACTTAATCTACCCGACACAGTTCCTCCTAAATCTGATCTAAGCTGTTGGATTTCTCCATGAATGCGTCCCTTAACTTGATACTTCATTATAGAGGATAGAAAGGTTCCATGAAATTTATTTATCTCACGGGCTTGCACAATTAACTTGGCTAGTTTATGTTTATTATTTATTAACCAATTTTGAGTAAAGGAAGGCTCTTTTGTTTTTTCAGTTCGTGGATATTCTAACTTCAGCTTATCGAAAGCTTTGGCAATTTGGCGTGCTGCCCAGATATCTACTTCTAGCCCTGATTCTTTTTTTATGTCCAATAATAATTCTTTTTCTTGGATCATCATTTCTTTTTTTAGTTTTTCAGCTAATTCCACTTGTACTCTAACACCTCGTTGACGCATTTTTATTAGAATTGGAAGTAACTGTTGTTCAAGTTCCCATACAGTTGTTAAACTTTGTGTAGCTATTTCTTGTTTAAATCTTTGCCATAAATTAAGCGTGAGTCGTGCATCTTGTTCAGCATAATAACCAACATGTTCTGCAGGTAATTTCCACATCTCTGCTTTAGCATCTACTCCATGAGCTGCTGCAGCTTCTTTTAAATCTGTTTCTGCTTTTATTTCTCCGAGGTAATCAATTGATAATGCATTTAAAGAATAAGAAAATCTATTCTCATCTATTAAAGCTGCAGCAATCATCTTATTTCACCTTCAACTTCAATACCTGATGCTTGTAACCAACCAACATCGTATTGAGCATTATGAAATATTTTAGAACAGGGTAAAGCACATATTTTTTTCATGTAAGCTTTTACTTGTGCAGGAATCATATTACCTCCTCCTAAATGACCAAATGGAAAGTAACCTTGCCATCCATCAACGGCTACTGCAAAACCAACTATTTCTCCTTTTCCTAAAGCCCATCCAGCACCAAGACCTTTACTGATACCTTCATCTCTAGTTTCTAAATCAATTGCTATTTCTTTTGCCTGAGATAAATCTTTGTATTCACTTGGGGTATTCCACATAGATTTTTTAAATGTTAATATTAATTGTAGTCCTGTCATTGATGTCCTTGCAGTATGAATCTAAGAATGGTTGAAGTTGGATTGAGATTATAATCTTTAACACAACCTATGAGTGTTATAAATAAAATTATTAATATTATATTAGTCTTTTTTTTCATCTTGGATTGCTTTAATTTCTAATTCACAATAGTGCATTATTTTTTTTAAATCTTCTATCTTATTTTTAAACATATAACGACAAACATACTTTACAATATTTCCTTGAAAGTATGATAATTTATTTTTTCTAATAAACTCGTAAGGTTGAATTTTAAAATGTTTATAATGAGAGCCTCCAACTTGTTTGTCTTGAGGGAATGCCTCATTAAACATATCTTTATCTGTCATTTTTTTTCTCGAATATATATTAAATAATCCGATCCAATTGGATAATTAAACTTATAATCACTTCTTAATAAATGTAAAGTTTTCTTTGCTCTTGTTGCACCAGTATACCAAACTTTTCTTTCATCACTTTTTTCTTGTCTATTTTTCTTATCATAGTCTGATGGATAATTTCCCTTACTATATAAAACTACATGATTTGCTTCTCCACCTTTAACTGAATGAATAGTATCTATTGTAATTAATGGATCTTTATCTAATTCTTTTTGTCCATATCTTCTTAATAATCGTATAAAATGTCTTACTTGTTTGGGCTTAAAATTTCTTCTTAATATCCAATACCAAGGTTTATTTTTATCTTTTAATTGTAGCTCTAATCCTGACCATTCTACTAGGGATTCAAAGTCATATTCTTTAAAATCAGGTTCGGAGCTCCAGAACTTTTCACTTCTGTATGCAGGATCTTTTAATTCTCTAATATATTTGTACATATTTTTAGCTCGTTTTTTATCTATTTTTTTATTTTTATTTAATTGCTTCCCATTGTTTTATATCAAAACATTTTGTGTCTTTATTATCTTTGTAATAAAGACCTGCATCTTTAGCTAACATTCTTAATTCATTTACTGTTTCATTAATGCGGCCTAAAATATACCAATCCTCTTTTAAAGATTCAAAAGGAATTTCTCTAAAAGATAAATAACTTTTAACATAACCTTTTATCTTTCCTGGTTGATATTCTTTTTCTTCACTATCACTTATTCCTCTTCTAATAACTTGAGAAAATTTATAAATAGCCTCTCCGAATCTTTGAGTTCTTCTTAATTTAACTTTACGACCTGGAAAAAATTTAGTGAAATATCTTGAATCGGCTCCATTCCATTTATAAATACCTTGATCATCATCTCCTGCTAAATAAATACGATCCACCTTATCTGCCATTTTATAAATAACAGACCATTGTAATGGAGTACAATCTTGTGCTTCATCTAAAATTAAAACTTTTAATTTAGGAAAATCTAAAGTAATTGCTTTTTCAATCATATCATCGAAATCAATAAAAGCTTTTTCTCCAGCATGTTGTTTATAATGTTCATAAGTGGAAATCTTTCTTTTAAATATAGTTAAAGAATCTTTTTTATAGCTTTCTTTTTTATATGCTTCTTCTGGAGGAATTAGTAAATTTCTTGCTTTACTATAAATAGCTAAGGACCAATCTTTATAAGTAAAATTATTTTAGTTTGTAATGCAAAATCTATTGCACAATGTTTAGGATCAAATACCTCTTCAGAAAAATATCTTCTACAATAAGTATGTAGGGTTTTAAACCTCATGAAATCTTCTGTTGTATAATTGGGAAAAGAATCTATTGCCCTTCTTACTGCAGTATTAACTGCTTTATTTGTAAAAGATAAATATGCAATGTCTTGGGGTCTAATTCCTTTTCTTAAATAATTTTTTAATACTCTTTCAATTAGAGTGTAAGTTTTTCCTGTACCAGGTGGACCAAAAATTTTAATTGTTTTATGATAGAGCTGCTTTAATTTATTTAGTTCTGAATTTTCCTGTGTGGAATTCATCATCCATTTCCGATACTGTTTTATTTTTTGGTTTGGTATTATTATTTATTTTTTTATGATCAACAAAGGTAGGCATTTGTACAGACCACACATTTTTAACACCTTCATGATAATCTAATCTTTGACAGTTTAGTAAGTTTAAGGCTTCGGTAGCACTTTTAAATGTTTTATTATTACCTAAAAATTTTTCAAAAGTTATTTTTTTAAAATAACAAATATTAGATTTTGAATCTAGTATAACATAATTATCTTGTAATTTCTCAAAGTCATCTTCTTCAATGTGGCTTTCAAAAAACTTTTTAAGAAAGTTATATTTTTCTTCTCCTAGAGTATCTTCAAATTTCATTTTTTCATTCTCTACTGCTTTTTTAACTAAGGTAGATATAAGCATTTCAAATGGAGAAGTTCCACTTTTAGGTTTTGGCAAAGTCATCCAATAAATACCATATCTTAGTAATTTTACTCTAAAAGATTTTTCATCTTTCATATCTTCAGGATTAATAATAATTTTTTCGTTTTGAAATTTAAAGGTATATTCAATTGACTTTGTACTTCTAATAAATTCTATCTCTTCAAACTCATCTATTAAATCTGGTACTTGAGAACCAATACCTAGATTTCTAAACTTACATTTTTCTTTATCACATAAAGGTGTATTACATTTTAGTGCATAATTTTTTTTACTTACTGAGTTAGCTACTGTACTTATAACTTCTTGCTCTGGTAATGGATTACTAAATATTTGTTTATTTCTTTCTAATAATATTTGAGTTATTTCTTTTTTTGAAAGATTACCATCTGCTTTTTTCATTTCTAGAACACCCATATTAAATAGTAAATCGTTTCGGTGATTACCACTCCAAGGTTCAGATATTAATTTTTGACAGCAAGGAGGATATTGTTTCCAATTACTTTCAGGTTCATATTCTTTAATTTTTAATTTAAGTAAATCTTGTATAGCTATTGTTTTTTGTTTAGCTAATTCTAAAAATTTTCCTATTAATACTGGAATATTATTATCGTTGTATGCAAATTCTGTTGTTTGATCCATATTAAAATATGGCATGTTCAAACATTTGTTCATTGGAAATATTTCTAATGCTTGAAAGAATGTATTATTCCATTCATGTAAAACTTTTAATATATCTTTTATAGGTGTCCAATCTTTTAAAAAAATAAATAAGTGTAAGCCACCAGATTTAGATCTAGCTGGTACTAAAGGTAATTTATGTTCTCTTATAATATCTACAATTTTCTTTTCACTAAATCCTTTATAATTTTGTGGGTCTATATCTATACAGCCCCATTTAACTACATTACCATTCTCTGGTTTAATCCCTATTCGTTGAGCCCCAGTTAAATGATTCTTCCATAATTGAAGAGTAACAGGTTCGTGAACCGTGATTGTTTTGGCAACTCTCTTACCCCGTTCATCTACTTCCCCTGTAAGGGAAGTAGTGATGAACAGTTCAGAATTACCCTCAAATAAATTTAAGAGCCTCTGCTCCATTAGAATGGTACAGATTCTTTTATACTTTTATTACGTTGAGCTTGATTATCTTGTGAGAAATCTACTTTCCCAAAAATATCACTCTTCATGGCATTTTGATAAAAGGCTTGAGTAATCTCAAGTATTTTTAAATTTGCTTGCGTATTTAAAAATTTATCAAACTCCACTACCCAACCATACCAAGAGTTTTGTGCATTAGACTCTTTAGTTGTGGTTAGTCTGTATGAAGTTGACCATGATGGTGGATTGAAGAAACCTGATTTACCTTGAGATCTTCTAGACATAATCATAGAGTTCCAAGTTTTAGATTTCTTTTTTTGCGTAGACTTCATTGTAATCAAAGCTTGTTCAAGTGGACTATAATCTTCATCCAAAATATAAACAAAATGATTACCCGTATCCTCGATATAATTACCATTAGGCAATCTATCTTTATTATCTGCACCTCTAGAGGTTTCAGACATAACTGCAGGATCAGTATGAATAGCCACAGGTCTTCCTGGACTGTCTCCTTTATCTTTCCATTCATTGAATGTATTTATATAAAGACAAGGTACTACGATTACTCCTTTTTTACCTTTCCATACTGTACCAGATGTTTCACTCCATATGTCTCCTTGCTTTGCAGTCTCAACATATTTACCATCACTTTCATCAAGTACTGGTGAGTTAGCATATAGTATTTTTAGGATTGGTAGTTTTTGGTCTCGAGCTGTCACATACTCTTGACCTTGTCCTGCCATCTCTTCTAAATTTAAAGTAGATGGAAGGTTATTTGCTTTTTTTATGACCTCTTTAGCTTGAGGTTTCGCTGTGTTGCCGTTAGCCATGTTTACTCCTTCGTGGTTATTTTAGTTTTATTTGCAACGTAGGTTCCGAACAATTCAGCAGGAACATTTTTTCCAAGTTCTTGAATTTGTTCTCTTACAAATCCTCTTAAAGTACTTGGGTGTACTGTTGTCTTCTGTTGTACCGGTAGACCTTTTTGTCTCAGCTCCGCTATAATTGATTTAGCTTCATTATCTTGTTGCATTCCAAATTCCATAGTTACTTGATTTTTTATCAAATCACCATGGCCATTATCACGCAACCAAGAAAAAGCTTCATCAGCTTTAGATGCTGGTATTCTAGCTGAATAAAAAGGCCTAACTTCAACAGATGAACCATCTGCTAATTTAAGCATTGCTATACCAGCTTGCTGCATTAAGTTTGGAATTGTTTGCTCAGAAAGAGTTGTTTCAACATCTTTTA